GTTGGTTTCTTTTGATGTTGCTTACGCGCTTCCCTGCAGCTGAGGCTGCAGTGACTGTGACTATACCAGACGTCACTGATATAGTAGCTTATAGCACTTCAACAGCGATTTATCGCGAGTTGATGTTTAAAGCTGCTTTATTAATTGACGCAGCATACGAATATTATGTCATAGTGTTTAACGCTATGGTTAATTTGAAATATGTGTTAGGTTGGTTTTTCCGAGTCATGGTCTACGAATTCGGGGAATTGTCCGTTAGTAAGAAGATAAATGTAGCGTTGTCTCTTTGGACCTGCGTGTTTCTAACATTTTTGTGGAATGCATACAAGGATCAAATTTTATACGTTAGCAGGTATCTTTGCACTGGAAAATTCTTTAATTTAAAGAAAGATAAAACCCTGAATTTGAGGAAGTATAGGAAAGCATTTTCGACTTTGGAAATGGCTATACCGAACTCTCAGTTCTACCCATCAGCCAAAAGGTCTATAGGAGCTATATTAGCATCTAACCCTAATGGTGAAATGGATAGAGTTGGAGTGTTTTGGAGGTGTGGTGATTATTTAGTCACAGCACGCCATGTGTCTGAAGCTCTAAGCAGCTCAACCGCTAAGATATATTTAGCGGGTGCTAGAGTTAACAACAACGGTAACTATTTCATCGATGCGAAAGCAATACCTTTGAAGATTGATAACTCTTTCTTTGAAGATGACAATAATGTTTTCAAAGACATTTTGTCATTGGATGCTTTTGCGTCGAGGTTCCAGTGGTCTAAGATGGGCGGAAGCTCATTGCAGATAATGAAACTTGGAACCAGTTGTTTTGGCCAAACAGTTCAAACAGCTGGTTTCACGGATAATGGACTACTAGTGACTAGTTCTGGAAGAGTTAGTGAGAAAAGTGAAGTGATGGAATTATTTCACGAAGCCTCAACTCTACCAGGACACTCTGGCAGTCCATTATTGGCTGGAAACAAAGTCGTTGGAATGCATGTGAGAGGAGGAGCTAAAGGTAAGAATGTAGCTATACGTATTGAGGCTATATTATATTACCTAGCTCTTATGGAAAAAGGTTTTGACGAGTGGACCAGCGATTTCACTTTAGAGGAGACCAGAGATGGTTATAGAGTGAAAGGCCGGTCCGTTAATTTGGAAGAAATCCCGTTCTCAGACGAGTACGTGGGAATTTCAGCCACTGGACAAGTGTATTACGGCTTACCTAAGAGTAGGTATGCTGTTAAAGACATAGACTCGAGCAAGAATTGGGGAGACTATGACGATGAACCAGCTGACATTGGATACAATGAAGCTTTTTCAATCATAGATAGGGCTAAACCAGTTCATGCCCCTAGAGGAAGTGTAAAGGTTAATTCTTTAGAATTCAATGATCAAGAACTCAAGAAATTGGGTTATATTGAGGGTTCTTTAGCGTATCCTGAAATGGACTCCAGGACTGAG